TCTTCTCTCTTTTGGAGCATTCTTTAACGCAACATTTAACTTAGACATTAAAGAATTGTATTCTTCTGAGTATTCTTTCTTAGCTTCTGGAGAGTACTTCAAACTTTTGGTGTTCATCATCTCTTTTCTTGCTTGATTCGCAAGACTTTTCATAGAGTTAGCATAGTCTGCATACATCTTCTCCTGCCAAGTACCAGACGAAAGAGAATTAGCATCCTTAGTTTCAGCCATCTTCGTAGATTTTGTTGTACGAATTTCTTCTTTGCCTGTCTTAGGGTTTTTATACGTCTCTACAATAGACTTATAAGAAACTTCTCCGGTCTCCTTATCTATTATCGGAGAGCCAACTCGTTTTGGAACTCTAACCTCAGACTTTGCTCTTGATAATAGTGTTGACGCACCCTCTCTATACCTTCCTGTTTCCTCATCTATGTGGCCTTGATACTTAGCTTTAAGCTGAGCTATGTTGTTATCAGCTTCAGACCTTTTATAGTCTAACTTATGCTTCTCAGCATCTATTACAACCATAGAATGTTTGACGGCTCTTGCTAATTCTTCTTGACCAGCTCCTTTCAAAGTCATGTCGTTTATTAAGTTTGAAATTACACCCATTTGTTTCTGTGTATCTTTCATAACTTTCATGCCTTCTCTATAAGGATACGCAAGTTTTGTGTCAAAGCCTTCTAATTCTTTAAGTGGCGGTGTGCTAGTAATCTTAATTTTAGAATTGGTTGGTATACACATGGCAGTGTCACCATCAAAGTCGGCACCAGATAGTCGGTCTGCGACTTTCTTTGTGATGCCTATGGCATCCTTGCCCATCTTACCAATCATAGCATCGCCTTCTTTATTCTTATTATTTACTGTAAGAATCGGTATCTCGAAAGTTCCACCATGTGGGTATCTTACAAGAGCTAGCTTCTCTCCATTTCTATAGTCAGGCGCATAGACCTCATTATCTTTTAGAGAGTTAACAGGCAGGATTACTTTGTACTTTTGTCTTGGTAGAGCCGCCGCTTTCAGATGAACAGCTGCTGCATCACAATCTTCAGCGAAAGAGTTAAGATAGTGTTTCTTAAGAGTTGGATTTGTAAGACTCTTAATCTCATCAAATTCTGCATACCTATCTTTCTTTGTTAAATCAAGTTGCCTTTTCACTAAATCCTGATTCTGTTTTGCTAAAAACTGTGATGGTAGTTTATCGGACCACTCATTCCAATCACCCTGCTCCTTAGTCTTATTTATTAAAGACATTTTCTTTTTACCATCAGAATCTATATAATCGCTTTGACCGTTTGCCTTAATCAAAGCTCCGAACGGATTCTCGTCATTCTTTATAGGTTTTAGAACAGAGTTATCTTTAGGACCGAGTGCCGGAGTTCCCTTAGGTTTATTAGTATTAAACCTTACATCAACTCCTTTAGGTAAGTCATCAGAATACACCGCCATACCTTTTAAATAATGAGTTCCATCAACAAGCATTCTAACTTGTGCGTAATTCGACTCACCTAAAGATATGTCTTTAACACCTCTCCTTAACTCTATAACCCCATCCTTATCAACTCCTCCATCTTCAGCATACCTTATCTGTAGTCTCTTAGAGTCCATAGATTCTGGATATCTGAAGGTATTAAAAGTTTGACCATCATCAGTGCTAGCATACTCTTTCAAAGAATTTATTTTACTAGCATCGTAAATATCTTTATGCTCTGTTCCGGGAGGACCTACAACTTGCATAGTTGTAAACTGACCCGGCATAGTTGCCTGAGCAAGTCTTCCGCTGTATGTTGGGTATCCATCTCTAGCTAGCATATATAATGCTTGATTTAGCTTTTCTTTAGATATGCCTAATTCTCTCTCTACGCCAACACCAACATCTATCAAACCTTTCTTATCTATCTGTTCTTTAAGAAAGTTATATGTATTCCTTGCCTCGTCCATTCTGGCTTTTGTATCTTCATTCAACAAAGCTCTGATAGACGAATCATTCTTATACCCCATTTGTCCGGCAACTGCTTGTAAAGACATTCCAGATTCCCTAAGTCTTTTTGCTGTAGCTACATCTGCAGACCTTCTTTCTTCCATAGCTAAAGATTTCTGAACTCTAAGTTCTGTAGTAGAAAGCCCAATTTCATTAGCTATCTGAGTTTCAGACATTCCTGAATTTTTCAAACTTTCAACTCTGCTAAGAAAATCTTTAGAATGCTGATAAGGATTTTTTCCGGAACCCCAAGGATATCGACCAGAATACTTCGGAGTTCCATAATGCATCAATTCATCAATACTTGGTTTATCAAAATATAAACGACTCATAATTACATATCCTCCGAATATTTTAGTTTATTAATTACCTTGTCAAACGAAACTATCTTTTTAGTGATACCGAGAATATCGTTTGGTTCCGGTTCAAATATACTAACTTCATCATTCTGATATATTCGCAATTCTATATTTATCGAGTTTGGATTTATTTCGTACTCCAAACAAAAAAGAGCAGCGTAAATCATCAACTGCTCCATATGTGTCGGACTAGTACCTGTCTTCAAATCATGTATTCTCAATAAATTATCTCTGAAGGATATAGAATCTGCTGTTCCGAAGCAATTGTCTGAATAATATAACACCTGTTCTGGTGTCATCCTATAACCTATAGCGTCATTAACATAAGCATTAAGAGTCTTTTTAGACTTTGGTAATTTCTGATTAAGCTTTATACATTTTGCTGCGAACTCATGAAGCTCTGTTCCCTTCTGAACAGCTAGCGATGACTTATAAAAGTTCGCAATCTTTTCTTCATCGTAATTTAACCAATAATATTTAGACGCCCCAAGTAGGGCATGCTTACCTTCCTGCTGATAGTGCCTGTTCCAATTCATTTAGAACCTCCTCTTTGTTTTCAGGAAATATAAATCTTGCAAAAGACATCTCGTTCATCTTATCGACATAATATGATTGATTAGGTCTTTTACTAGCCCCCTTTCGTTTCTTACACTCTAAAGCAGCCCATCGGTCTTTGTATAAAACTGTTATGTCTGGTATGCCTTGAATATAACCCGCATCATTTTTCATAACTATACAACCATCAAACTTTTTCTTTATCTCTTTTATTAAGTCTGATTGAAATTTGTTTTCTTTCATGATGAGCTCCTTTCAATAAAAATAAAAAAGAGATGCAATCATGAATCCTTTGCTCTAATAAAGGACATATTGTATCTCTCTCTATAAAAGGGAATGTATTCTTCGCGTGCCGTAAAAAATATAGTCACGCGTCATAACTTTGAGTTTTTAATATACTTTCATACTCTTTAAGAATTTGATGGATTCGTACGTGAGATACTCCAAGTGCTTCCGCTATCTTTCGTAACGAATATCCTTGAGACCTAAGTTGACATACTTCCAAATTTCTAGTTTGCTTTTTAGGTCGTCCACTACGAGTATAGAAAATATCATCACTAACCATATCTCGTTCTTTACTATTCATCTCGTCTAACCTACTGTCTCCGTCACCGGTTCTAATAAGCTTGTGATGAAGACCATCGTATACGACATAGAAACCATCTGCTTGATGGCCTATGATTTTCATATAGTCATACTTAGAGAATCTACTACAAGTTTTGTACACTTCTGGAAAATCTTTTTTAAATTCTCTTCTAACCATATTCCATGTTATCTTTCGCATAAATATCTCCTAGTGTTAAGGTTATGTTAAGGTTATTCAGTTCAAAACGATATTGTCCGCTTTAATCTATATAATATATATAAATTTTCTTTTCGCGTATAAATAAAAGTGAGAATATCAATTTGGCGCGAATAACCTTAACATAACCTTAACAAAAACACCGTTATTAGCCCAATAACCTTAACAATAACCTTAACGCTTTTCGTTATTAGGCTAATAACCTTAACATAACCTTAACACCTAAATTTCACTATTTTTTCACTATTTATGAACAAATTATTAATTTTTTATAAAGAGAAACCGTCAACCAATTTCTCCAAATATTCAAAAAAGTCAGTAAATTCTTTAAATTCATACTCGTTTCCTAAGAGTTTAGGCTTCAAAGCCCTAAGCATAATGAAAGCACGTCCTAGTGAATACCTAAATTTACCGCATGACATATAGTTCTGAGGTAAACTCTGCATCATCGCATGCCAATATTTCTTTTTGTATTCCGGATTCTGAAGCTTCAAATATAACCATCGCTGGCTATTCAAATCTTTTATTGTATTCTCCAGATTACTCATTGCGGTCAATCCAAGATATCCATAAGAGAAATCCGTTTTCTTAAACTCACGCTCTTCTATCGTTTTCATGATTGGTTCACTTGACAGTCCAAAACAACTATTGCCGAGATTTTTTATTACTTTATGCTCGAAAGCGTACCACCAATATAACGGTGCTTTAATATCTGTCGTAAACCAGATTATTCCTGCTTCATCTGCTAATATACTAGTTGTCTTTAATTCTATCATTTAGTACCACCCTCCAAATCCAAAGTTAAATATGCGTCTATCATAGTTGATACTTTCTTAAGTTTCTTATTTACATCTTTTAAACCCGAAATATCTTTAATGTTCATACTCCCATACTTCAAAAATATAAAAGACGCAAATGTGCCATCCAAGTAATCTACATCTGCCGATACCCTATTCAAATATGTGTCTGCGTAATCCGCCCTTAATTCTTCAATACTCTTCATAAAAAATCTCCTTTAAATATATGTTCTATACTACTTCTAATTTACGTAGCTTCTTAATATCGTTCTCGTTTCCTGCATAAAATATCTTTTTACCATTCTTTACGGCATAGTCATACTCAGCTTGAGCGTTCTTAGAATCTTCCCATCCCTCAAGCATAAATATAGCTTCGCTTACAGATAACGCCGTTAAACAAATAGATAATATGTCATCATTATTCCAACCATCATTAAAGTTCATCCAGCATGGATTAAATGGACTATGACCTAACAATTTCAGTCTAGCCTCTGCCAATAAATATGGATGTCTATAACAGCCACGGTTTGCAGGAACAGGCCCACTAATATATATCTTCATGAATATACCTCCTTAAAACGATTGTATAGCTTTAACTATTGCATCGGCGTTTTCCAGTATTTCTCGTAGTTTCATAGTGTCATCAAATGACGCGACTCGTTCTATAGAAGCTAAATATAAATCCACGCTTGTACGAACGTTTTTAATCTCCGATACAAGGGTATCTATGTAATTCTCATCAGACATTATGCTATTAAATATAACCTCAACATTATCTCTCTTCTTCATTTTTAATCTCCTTTACCATTTTACATAATCTCGTTCGTTAAATTTCTTTTTCTTTTTAAGAGCTACAGATATAGCCAAGTCTATACTAGCTCCTGATATTAGATGATAGTAATACAAATCTTTGAATGGGGTGTTCATTCTATCTATTCTACCTGCCGCTTGAACCATAACCTTGTAACTGTAGTTCTGACTATAGAATATAATTGTATCGGTCTCAATGCAGTTCCATCCCTCATTACCTGCAGTGTACTGAACCAAATATACCCATTTATCACCTGTTGGTATTTGTTCGTGTTTGTGCCCATTCCATTCAGCAATTTTAGTTCCATCAGAATATGCCAAACCTCTAAGAATGTCTAACTCATAGTCAAAGTTGTAGAATATGATTGCTTTTGGGTGATTCTCGAGTAGCTTTAGCAGCCATTCTCCTCTTGAAATATCGCTGTTAACAACCTTTCTTAGTACATAACATAATCCACCAGCATTCTGTATTGGTTCTTTTAAATATGGGTCGAATCTAGACTTGTTTACTTCCCTGTATAGTAACTTGTCGTAACTTACAGGTATATTCTTATGTATGGAATTAGTCTCTCTCTTAAAATCCATATCGATTAGAATATCGTTTCTATGCTTAAGTAACTTACCGGTAGAAATATACTTCTCTATCTTTGGGAAATTAGTGAATCTAGAATATACCGCATGCTCTCTAAGGAATTCAGTTCTATTCCTATAAAATCCGTTAGCCACGAAAACCGGAATATAGTCAGACCAAGTGTCGCCGGGTGTTGCAGACAACAATATCCAATCGTTGCAGTCGGCTATCTTCAAAAATGAAGTAACCCAAGTACCACTACCAACTACTCGTTGCTCGTCAAATATAAAGAAAGCCCCATGAACGTCCTTATACTTCTTGATGTTATTCCAACTATCAACTACCACCTTATTACAATATAGATTCTCTTCCTTATGTCTAGATAGTAAGAAAGGTATTAATTCTTTATCCCATTCAAATGTATCTCTCTTCCTTGCAGTAGTGATAATATATAAATCAACTATGCGAGTATCGTCCATAGGAATATACTCTCCATCGCCAGTTAAGAATTTAACATCGCCACCCATTTGAAGATAAAAATAAGAGAGGCTGGTCAGAGACTTCCCTGAACCAACCCCTCCGCATAATATGCACCCAGTCTTCATCTTACCGAGTGCATCTAATTGGTATTTCCTAAGTTCCATTATTTCTTCTCATTATCAATAAGTGTTACAGTGCGTCCATCGTTAAAATATCCACCTACGTATTCGATGTTAAGCTTTCCTAATGCAGTTCCTAGAGCCTCAGACGTAGAATATATCATCTCCCTGTCTATGTTAGGGCAAATAATTCCAACGGCTACTGCTGTGCTATCAATAATACTAGCAAGTATTTCTTGTAAATTTTTTAATTTTTCTTCATTAAATTCA